CACAAGGCGAGCAACTCGTTTTATCGGGTTCTGAGTGCCGACGCGTTCCGGGCCGAGGGACTCAACGTGCACTGCCTGCTATTCGATGAGCTGCATGCCCAAAGAGGCGACCGGCGTTTATGGGATGCACTTCGCTACGGTGGTGCGGCGCGTCGGCAGCCGCTCTGCCCGGTGTCAATCACGACTGCCGGAGAAGCGAACAAGTCGCACATCTGGTACGAGCAGCACGACTACGCCGAGCGGTGCATGGCCGACCCGGCCTTTGACCCAGCCTTCTTTGGCTGCATCTATGCGGCTGGAAGGGAGGATGACTGGAAGTCTCCCAAAGTTTGGCACCGTGCAAATCCGTCTTTGGGCGAGACGATCAGCGAGGAGTCATTCGCGGCCGACTGCCGCGAGGCCGAGAACTCTGCGACGAAGCTCAACTCGTTCCTGCGGTATCGGCTCAATATCCCAACTACCTCCGACATTCGGTGGCTGCGGCCCGACCAGATCGCCGCGTGCATGGGGCCGCTGTCGGAATCTATTGAGGGCCGGGAGGTGTGGTGTGGGCTCGATCTCGCCAGCAACTATGACACCACGTGCTTTTCCGCCGTGGCTCCAAACGATGCCGGCGGCTACGACGTGCATGTGATGGCGTGGATTCCCGAGCACAACGCCGCCGAGCGCGAGCGAAACGACCGGGTCCAGTACACGGCGTGGCACAGGGACGGGTGGCTGACATACACCGAGGGCCGCAGTACTGACTACAAGCGGGTCAAGGCCGACATTCTGGAGTTTGCACAGAAGCACCGCGTTCGCAAGTTGGCGATTGACAGATGGAACGCGACGCAGCTGGCCACCGAGCTCTCCGACGAGGGCTTGCCGGTGACGTTGTACGGGCAGGGTTTTGCGTCGATGACAGCACCGACTCGCCGCCTGGAAGCCCTTGTGGTCGATGGAAAGGTGCGGTTTGGATTGAATCCGTTGGTAGGTTGGCAGTTAGGAAACGCGGCCGTCCAGACCGATCCGGCCGGGAATCTCAAGGTAAGCAAGGCCAAGAGCACGGAGCGAGTGGATGCCGTCGTGGCCACCATTATGGCCGTAGGCGTCCACATGGGCGAGAGCATGAAGCCCGCCGATATGCCCGAAATCTCCTTCTGGTAGGACGCATGGACGCGACAGCAGCACGGCCAGAAATCAACTTTCTTGGCACCCGCATGTCCCGGTGGGATGACCTTGTCGCCATGGCTGCCGAGAGCGGCGTGAGGATCACGCCCGAGACGGCAATGAAGACGGCGGCGTACTTCGCCTGTGCTCGCGTGGTGGCCGAGACGGTTGGCAGCCTTCCGCTGCACCTCTATCGCCGCCTGGACGACCACAACAGCGAGCGTGCAAAAGACCTCCCGCTGTACGGCGTTCTCGCCAAGCGGCCCAACAAGTGGCAGACCCGCTATGAGTGGGTCGAGCAGATGTGCCTGCACCTGGGGTTTTACGGCAATTCGTACCAGTTCAAGGTGGCCGGCGACCGCGGCAGCGTCAGCGAACTTCGCCCACTGAACCCGGCTGGGATGAAGGTGGTTCAGGAAAGCGACATGTCGCTGTCCTACGTTTACACGGACCCGAGCACGGGCCGGCAGCAAGCGTACCGCGACGATCAGATCATGCACGTGCGGTGGCTGTCGTTCGACGGAGTGCACGGCGAGGTGCCTGTCGAGCTCGGCAAGGACGCCATCGGCTTGGCTCGCGCCCTTGAGCAGTACGCCGCGACGTTCTACCGGAACAACGCCCAGCCCGGCATCATCCTGCACACCGACCAGGCGTTGCCACGCGAGGTCCGCGAGCAGCTGCGTGACCAGTGGGAGGCCGCCCATCGTGGCCCGGCCAAGGCTGGCCGCACGGCGATCCTCAGCAACGGGCTGAAAGCCGACAGCGTCTCGGCGACGAACCAAGAGAGCCAACTGGCCGAGCTCTGGATGCAGTCGCTGCTGGCCATCTGCCGCGTCTGGCGGATGCCGCCGCACATGATTCAGGAACTGGGCCGGGCGACGTGGGGCAATTTGCAGAGCGAGATGGTGTCGTTCGAGAAGTTCACCATCGCCCCATGGCTGCGTCGCATTGAGGGTGCCATTGAGCGTGACGTGCTGCCTGAGGACGGCGACCTGTACGCAGAGTTCTTGGTGGAGGGGCTGCTTCGTGGAGACATCACCAGCCGCTACCAGGCGTACGAGATCGCCATCCGCAACGGGTGGCTCACGCCTGAAGAGGTGCGGATGAAAGAAAACCTCGGCCCTATGCCAAATGGAAACGACTCGCCCGGTGAGGTTGAGGACACGCCGGGCGACATGGTCGAGGACGTGCCAGAGGAAGAGGACGGCACCAGCGAAGACATGCCAAGTGACACGGAGGACAATTCAAATGGCTGACGAGCACGACGGCGTCATAGTGGCCGAGCAGATCGAGCGACGCGACTGGGAGTTTGCCGATGACGGCGGTGCCGTTGTCGAGACCCGCGCGGACGGGCGGCCAGTGCTGACCGGATATGCCGTTCGCTACAACACGCTGAGCGTTGATCTCGGCGGGTTCCGTGAGACCATCCTGCCGGGTGCCTTTGACAAGGTGCTCAGCCGCCAGCGTGGCAAGCAGGACGTGGTGGCCCTGTTCAATCACGATGCCAACCAGCTGCTCGGCCGCACCTCGAGCGGGACGCTCGAGCTGTCCAGCGACGAGAAGGGGCTGCGGTACTCGGTCGTTCTTCCCAACACAGAACTGGGCCGCACGGTCGGCGAGCTCGTCGCCCGTGGCGATTTGCGTGGATCATCGTTCGCGTTCACGGTTCCGGCGGACGGAAAGGGTGAGCAGTGGACGCAGGGCGAGGACGGCAAGCCTCGGCGTGCCATTCGCGAGGTTTCTGGCCTTTTCGATGTTTCCGTAGTGACGCACCCTGCGTACCCATCTTCGACCACGAGCGTTGCCCGTCGAAGCTTGGAGGCGTGGCTAGCATCTCAGGAGCCGGCGCAAGTGCCGGTTCTGGATGCGAAGCCAGACATGCGGCCGGCAACGGCTGCTGGTCTGCGGCTTCGTGCCGCACGTCTGAGGAGCTTTTTGCGTGGTATCAGCCGGTAGCACGTGCCCCAAGTGCAAGGCAAATCGCCTTCGTACTCGCTCAAGCGTTCAGCACGGCGAGCACCATCAGGTGCGATACCTTGAGTGCTGCGGCTGCGATTACAAGACAAAAGCCATCGTGCCGGCCGATGCGGTATGGCGTCGGTCTCTTGTACCGTACAAACGCGATAGATAGCGCACGGCCATCTTGCCCGTAGTGTGAACGACAGACACGGACTGTCACCGTTCACCATTACGGAGTGCCAAGGATGGCATCGCAACTCACCAAGCTTCAGGACCGGGCCGCCGCTGTGGCCGCCATGCTCGATGACCTCTCGAAGGTCGAGGACCGCTCCGCTGAGCAGGTCGCCGAGATGGACAAGCTGGCCGGCGAAGCCGAGCAGCTCGAGAAGGAGCTTGCCCGCGAGCACGCCATCGCCGAGCGGATCACCGCCCTGCGTGGCAAGGTGGCTGCGACCGCCAGGCCCGTCGAGGTTGCGGCCGTTCCTGCGGCTTCGGCTCCGGCTGCCGAGCGTGCGACCAGCGGCAAGGCCCGCCACTTCCGTTCGTCCAGCGACGCTGAGGCGTGCGGCCGGTGGATCCGTGGCTACGTGCTCGGCCGAGCCGAGGATCGTTCGTGGTACGAGAAGAACGTTGAGGCCCGCGCCCTGTCGCCCAACGACAACAACAAGGGCGGCGTGTTCATCCCCGACACCTTCGCCTCGACTGTCATCCGCCTGGTCGAGCAGTTCGGGTCGTTCCCCGCTCAGGCCAACAACCTGCAGATGACGAGCGACACGCTCTACATCCCCCGTCGGGTGAGCGGCAACACGGCGTATCACACCGCCGCCAATGCCGAGACCCTGCAGACGGACATGGCGACCGACAACGTGATGCTCTCCAGCAAGGAGGTCCGCGTCGGCACCCGCGTCCCGAATCAGCTGATCGACGACTCAGCGGTTGACCTGGCCGGGCTCGTGGCTGAAGAGTTCGCCCTGGCCATCGCGCAGCGGATCGACGAAGACGGCTTCATCGGCACCGGGGCCAGCCTTTACGGTGGCATCCGTGGCATCCAGTGGAAGTTTGAGAACGAGACGCTGACGGCTGGCATCAACGACTCTTCGCAGTCGGCGGTTACGGCCCTGACGGTCGATGACTTCCTCGCCACCGTGGCCAAGGCTCCGACCTACGCGACCCAGAGCCCGACCTGCGGCTGGTACTGCACCCCGCAGATGCACGCTCTGGCGATGCAGTCGCTTGCCCTGGGCGGCAACGGTGCCCTCGCCACCGAGATTGTGGACGGCGTCCGCCGGCCCAACTTCCTCGGCTGGCCGGTGTTCTTCAACAACGTCATGCGGAAGAGTGCGTCGGCTGGTCAGTGCGTCGCGCTGTTCGGCGACCTGAAGCGGTCCAGCCACTTCGCCCTGCGGCGTGCCGTGGCGGTGCGGGCGAGCACCGACCGGTACATCGAGTTCGATCAGACCTACTTCCAGGCCACGGTGTCCTATGACGCAGTGACCTCGGATGTTGGCGACGCCAGCAACGCGGGGCCGGTCGTGGCTCTCATCCTCTGAACCTAGGAACCAAGGAACCAAGAACCATGAACCACCAGCAGAATCAGCGTAGCGTCATCTCGGTTGCCCCCGCCGCGGGCGTCGCGTCGGGTGCGACTCACTCGGCCGCCATCGACTGCCTTGGGTTTGACTCCGTCAGCATCGACGTGGCGTACCGGTCGATCGCTCACACTTCGGCTCCGGCCGTCGTGAACCTGAAGCACAGCGACACGGACGGCAGCTACGTGACGATTTCCGGGTATGTCAGCGGCACCGACTACACGCTGGCTGGCGTGAGCAACACGGCTGTCGTGAACATCACGCGGTTCGACGTGAGCACGAAGGCCCTGCGGCGTTACCTGCAGGTCGAGGTCACGCCGTCGGCTTCGGCTGTCGGTGCGACCAACAATGCGGTCGTGATTGCCACTCGTCTCGGCCGTGCCGAGAGCGGTGCCGACACGGCCAGCGATGCCGGCGTGAACGTGTGGGCCAGGGGCTGATTGGCTGATTGAACGACGATTCTCCAACCAAAGGAGGAGCCGTGGGCGCGGCGACTTCGGCGGTGGCTGGCGTGAAGCCTGCCATCATTCAGACCGGCAGCGGGCCGATCCGATTGCACTGTGCCATGTCAGTGCCTCGGCTCGGCTGGCAGGATCACATGTTCTGTTGGGCCAGGGGGCTGGTCCCGTTTGGCATTTCCCCTATTCGCCTTGAAGGGGCGTTTTGGGGGCAATGCCTGGAGCGTGTCCTTACCGACATCGTCGAGGGCGACACGGATCCGCAAGCCCCGCCGCTGTGGGTTTTAGCGTTGGACTATGACAGCGTCTGGGAGCAGGACGCCGTGCCTCGTCTGCTGACGTACGCGGTGGCCAGCGGCTACGACTTTGTGGCCGCCGTGCAGATGAAGCGGCGCACGGAAGAGCCGCTGTTCACGATGATGTCAAACCAAGG